GCCCGGCTTGGTGGGGGCCTCGTGCGGGTCGAAGTCGGCCTCGATCTCGCAGTCACGCGGGATCAGCGCGTCGCCGTCGAGGACCGGCTCGGGCGCGGTGTCACCCATCGCCGAACTCGGCGTCAAGGTGGTCCGCGTAAGCCATCATCCCCTCAGCCAGATCGCGAATCTGGAGGGCGAGCGCGCGGCCTTCAGCCTTTCGACGGTCGCCTTTAACCTGGTCGATGATCCGCGCAGCCTGTCCGAGAGCAACCGCGCATTGTGCCGCGTGAACGCCGGCGTTGGTGATGGCTCGTCGGTGGCTGCTGCTGCGCCCGCGCCAGATGCGGTCCCAAAGGCTTGGAGTGCGGTCGATGGCGTAGTCCTCATCCTGGCCCACGGCTCTCCTGGTTGATGGTCACGGGATGGTCGTTGACCCGAACGCTCGGGGCGGATGGCGTCGATCGAGCGAGGCCGAACTCTCCCGCCACGATGATGCCGGCCAGTGCGTACAGCTCGTGCTCGCATGTCTTCGTGCAGGCGCCGAAGATGGCGACGCCGGCGCCGATGCAGATGATCGCTATGTGGCGGGCCTGTTCGGTCACAAACCGTCCCCGCTGAAGTGGACCCAGACGGTCGCGGCGCCGCCACCTCCGGCGGTCTGGCGCAGCCGCACCCACCGGCACTGGCTCTGCCCGCCCAGGATGACCAGGCCGCCGATGTAGTTCACCGCGGCGCCGCCGGGCGCCGGCAGCGCGGGGGTGATGGCGCCCGCGGCCAGGGTGACCGGGGTGACGTTCGGATCGGGAACGCCCTCGTTTGAGCTGGGCTGGTTCGTGCCCTCCAGGCTGATGGTGCCGCTCGGCGTGCCGGTCTCCCGGATCTCGATGCTGCACTTGTTGACCCGGTTGAGGTCGATCCAGTTGCTGACGAGCAGCGTCGACACGTCACCGGCAGAAAGGATCTTCATGGTGCGCGAGCTGGCCATGCCCAAGCCACGGCGATCGGGGTGGCCTTGGTATGACCGCCGTTGCCCCGCCGATGCCCGCCCCAGGTCCCGACCCGCTGGCCGTCGAATCCATCGTCGCATCCGTCGGGATCGAGCCGTTCGTGGATCGGACGATGACCAAGGTCCACGGCTACCACGTCGACCGGGCAGCCAAGCTCGCCGAGACCATCGCCTCCAAGATCCACCGCTTCCTGACCCGCGAGGAGCCCGAGCCCGCGGCTGACCTTCCCCCTTTCGACTTCGACCACGTGGCCGGCATGCTCATGCTCGAGCAGACGCCCGAGAACGTCGTGCGGGAGGTGGCCGCCTTCGGCGAGGACCTGGACACCGCCGTCGCCGCGAACCTGGTCATCCAGCGGATCCGCGCCTACCTGCTCGCGCACGTACCCCGGCTCATCCGCCCTTCTCTGGCGGGCCCGATCTCCGAGCCGCCCCCGCCATCCGACGTGGCCCGGTTCCGGCGCCTGTGGGTGGTCGCGTGCGACCCCATGTCCGTCCTCGACGACCTGAACGAGTTCGCCCTGTCCCGCGACCAGGTGACCGCCTTCGCCGACCTCTACCCCGCCGTCTACGGCACCCTGTGGCCCATCGCCCAACAGCAGCTCGCCCGCCGCAAGACGGTCGACCCCAAATACCGGCTCACCCACCGCAAGGAGATCCTGCTGCGCGTGCTCACCCGCCAGGAGAACACGAACGCCGAGCTGGGCCAGGCGCTGCAGGCGCTCTTCGCCCAGCAGCAGGCGGCCGCCGCGGCCGGCCAGCCCGTGCGCTCGCACAGCCAAGAGAAGGACATGGCGAACGAGGCCACGGCCTCAGCGAGCGTCTGACTTACCGAATATTTGTTCGAATACGCCCGGACCCTTCTCTGCGATAGCCTCGGCGGCGGCGCGGGACATGCCGAGTTCAAGCGCCATCTGCCCGAGCTGGGCAGGCTTGCTCCCGGCGCGGGCGGCGCGCACGAGCTGGGCCAGCCGGTAGTCCACGCGCCGGCCGACCTGGGCGGCGCCCTTGATAACGGACGGCGCCGCCAGCGCGGCCGCGGCGGTCCCCACGCCGCCGCCGCCCGAGCCCATAATGTTGCCGGCAGCGGCCCCCATGACGCCCGAGCGCAGCAGGTTCTGGTAGAGGCTCGTCCTGCCTGCGAGGGCCTTCGTGCTCCGATCGGCCAGGGTGTCGCGCACCGCGATCATGGTGCTCGCGTCCTTGTTCAGCCGGGCCAGCTTCGCAATATCCACGCCGGGCGTGTTGGCGCCGGCCTGGTTGATGGCGTCGTCGAGGGCGCCATAGATAGCGCGCTTCGCCTGCACGGCGTCAGGGGTGGACGCGGCCGAGAGGTCCTTAAAGGCGACCTCGCCCACGGTGCGCTTCATGTTGCGCAGGCTCGATGCCGGGATCGTGGCGGCGTCGAGGACCGCGTCTCCGTCGCCGAAGTGCTTGGCGATGTGGCGTTCGAAGGTCTCGACGGCGTCCGCCTGGGCGGTCTTCCCGGCACTCACCAGGCCCTGGCGCAGCTCGATCAGAGCGTTCTGCAGATCGACGGCCTTCGGGACGGCGGGGCCCTTGTCGATCGCCTCGTAGATGGGGTCCAGCCTCTCGCCGATGTCCTTGACCACGGCCGTCGCAACCCTGGCGGCCTTCGTGGGATTCGCAGCCGAGCTCGTGGCCAGGGCTTGCTTCACGCCCGGGAAGCGAGACAGGGTGTCGTTCAGTTCGGACACCTCGTCCCCGGCCTTCGCCACGAGGTTCTTGTAGAGCTTGTCCTTCGCCGCGCCCCCGGCCTCGCCGCGGGAGATGTTGCGCAGGAGCCGGTCGTCAACCCGCTCCGGGGCCTTGCGAATGACCTTGCCGATGGCGCCGCCGATCAGCGCGTTGGCGCCGGCGCTTACCGCGGCGTCGCGCGCGAGCGGCAGCACCTCGCCTTTCGTCAGGTCGGCGTTGCTGTTGCCAACGCCGGAAACCGCGCCCTGCTTTGCGCCCGCGAGCGCGACGCCGCGCCATCCCGCGCCCGCCGCTGGGCCGAGGCCGGGGATGGCCGCCGTCACCGCGGTGCCTCCTGCGAGCTCACCGCCGCCGAAGGCCCATGGGTGGTCGCTGCGCGCCCGGTTCATGTACGCGCGGATGGCGTCGCGGCGCTCCGTGTAGGAGGGGCCCTCCTTGCCGGTTACGAGATCGCCAAGGCGACCGGTGGCGGCCGTGAGCTCGTCGCCGAACCCAAGGGACGCGCCCTGAGCGATCCCTTCGAATGCCGCGTCCAGGCGGCTCGGCTTCGCCGCCGCTTCATAGTCTCGCTTCAGCCCCTCCATCTCGCCTTTGACGTCTGGGAACGGCCGCGTCTCCTTTGGCGCGGGGGCCGACTTCACCTCGGCCTCGATGTCGTCGAGCGACATCTTCGGGTTCTTCGTCAGGAAGGCCGGGCGCTCCTCCTTGACCTCGGCCTCCAATTCATCGAGTAGGCTCACTGCGCACCGCGGGCCAACTTGGTCAGGTAGGCGCGCTTCGCCGGGGACAGGTTCTGCGCGCGCGGGTCCGCCAGCAGCGCTTTCGCGCGCTCGGCCTCGGACTTGTCACCGCCGCTGGCGGCGGGCGCAGGGGCGGCCTTCGGGACGCCGCCAGCGGCCTCGACTTGGCGCCCGGCGACCCCGGACAGCGTCATCCGGTCGCGGGCGTATTCCTTGGCCGCGGCGAGCCCACCGGACGCCTGCAGGCCGTACTGGCCGCCGAAGTTGTCCCACTCGTTCCGCGAGATGGCGGCGCCCGACTGCTCGCGTCCCACCGACTCCAGGATGCGCTTCACGTTTTCGAAGTAGGCCCTGGTGTCGTCGGACAGGCCGTCGTATTCGGTCTTGGCCGAGAGACCCACCGTCTGCAGGCCGCGTTCGAACATCGCCCCGGCCCGATTCCCCTTCTCGGCGTTCGCCTTCGACAGCTGGACGTCGTCCTGGTTCTTCTGCCACTTCAGCCAGTCCTTCTCTGTCGGCTGGTAGCCCTTCGCGTGCAGCTTTTCGAGCGTCGAGATCCCGCGCAGCATCGTCGCGCCGGCAGCGGCGTGCTTCTGCTGGCCTTCGGGGGCCTTGCTATTCTTGATGGCGTCCGTGACGGCGCTGACCGCGTCCTTGTCGGACTTGAACCCCAGCGTGCCGGCGAGCCGATAGAGCCCCGCGCTGTCGCCCGGGTTGCGGGTCGCATACTCGTTCAGCTTCTCGCGCGCGGAGAGACTTCCCCCGCCGGCTCCACCGCCGCCACCGCCGCCCTTCCCCGCGCGCAGCTCCTTCGGCGTCAGGTCCCGGCTGAACGTCCGCGTGCTCTCCAGGTGCTTCTCGCGGGCCTCCAGCGCCTGGCGCTCGAGCTCCTGCATGGTCTTCGACGCCTGGATGCGGGCGGCGGGGATGCCCATTCGCTCGCTCTCGGCGGCGAACTTCGCGCGGAACGCGTCGATCTGGGCGACGTTCTTGATCTGCAGGTTATGCAGCGCCTCGGCGGCCTCGGCTTTCGCCTGCTCGACGTCCTTGCCGGCGCGGATGCTGGCCTCGCGCTGCTTCTCGATGTTGGCCTTTTGCAGCTCCAGATTCTCGCGCCGGGCCTGCTCGAAGATGCGCGCCGCCTGGTTCTCCGTGTGGTTCATGGCCGCGCTGTACTGGCCGAGTCCGATCGCCAGCGCCGCGCCCACGCGGTTGAGGAAACCCTTCCCCGCGTCGGGGTCCTTCAGGCCCATCTCGCGGTACTTCGCGTATTCGGCCTCGTCGCGGTGCTGGCGCTCCTCGATGAGCTTCCGCTGCTGGGCCTGCTGGTCGGCCACCTGCTGCGCCTGCTGCTCCTTGAGGTCGGCTTCCGCCTGCGCCTGGGCCGCGCGGTCAACCGCCTTGTCGACGGCGAGGTTGCCTTCCTGCTCGACGGTGTCCTTGCGCGCCTGGGTGTTCGCGTCCAGGGCGCCGAGGTTCTCCGTCTCGGCCGGCGAGAGCGTCACCTTCTTGGTGGTGAGCCCGGGGGGCTTTGGCGCGTCGAACGGCGTCTGGGCCGCCGGCTGGGGGGCGATGGTCGGCGCGATCGGGGGAGCGATGGCGGGGGCGATCTCCGGCGCGGCCATGCGCGCCGGGTCGACCGGCGCCGTGTCCTGCTCGCCAATGCTCCCCAGGTCGTCGGGGTGGAGCGCGCTTTCCAGCTCGTCGTCTAAGGTCACTGGAACCTCCCCACGCTATCGACCCACGCCTGATAGGCCTGGCGCGCGGCCTCCACCTGATTCGGGTCGTTCGAGGTCGACGAGAGCACCTGATCGGCGGTGACAGACGGGTTCCCGTACTGCGCCTTGTAGGCGGCGACGGCCGCGGCCTGCTCCTCGGCGGACCGGCCGCCGTTGCCGGCGTTCCATCCCCCGGTGGGGGCGTATCCGCCGGTGAACGGGTCGCCAGGGCGCCCGGTGCCGGCGAGCGCGGCCAGCTGCGCGCCCGAGAGCGGTGTGCCGTCCATGTTGAGCGGCGCGCGCAGGGCCGCCTCCCCCAGCTGGACGAACCCGGCAGGGACCTGCTGGTAGTCGCTCGCCCGCGGGACGTACGGCGCGGGCGCAGGGGCGGCCGGAGGCGGCGCGAGGCTCGTGGGAGGCGGCGGCGTGGCCGGCGGCGGGCGAAGGGTGGCCTGGGGTGGCGGCGCGGCGGGAGGCGGCGCTGGCGCGCGCGCACCGGCGATGCGCGCCGCCCGCGCGCCAGGCGTCTCTACCGGGGGTGCTCCGGCGGGCGCGACGTGCGTGTCACGGGTTCCGGCGGCGGGGGCCGCATCGGGCGTCGTCCCCTGCGCGAGCGCCTGGGCGTTCGGCGTGGTGGCGCCGCCGGGGTTCTGCTGCCACCGGGCGAGCCCCGATCCGCCGGCGGGGTGAGAGATGTTGTAACCGCTGAACATGGTCTCCTCACTCCAGAATGGGCGAGCCGTTCGCGCCGTACTTGATTCCGCTGCCGCTGCTCGATCCACTGCCCGATTTGAGCCAAGTTGCGGCCAGCGACCCGAGGGCGCCGAGGCCAGCCGCCTGCTTCGCGTCCTCGGCGGCCTTCGCCGCCTGCGCCGCCTTCACGGCCTCGGCCTGCGCCTGGGCCGCGCCTACGGTGCCGGTGATGACCTGGCCGCTCGATGCGATCGCGTTCTTGGCGGCGGCGTCCTTGGCCGCGGCGTCGATCTTCTGCTGCTCGAGCGCGGACGTGAGGTTGTTCGCGGCGGCGGTGTTGTTGAACCCGCCCTGGGCCACGTTCACGTCGTTCACCTCCTTGGCGTTCGTCGCTCGGCGCGCGGCTTCGAGCTCGGCGTCCTTCAGGGCGGCGTTGGTCGTGAGCTGGGCGTTCGATCCACGGCGCGCGGCCTCCAACTCGGCCGCCTTGAGGGTCGCGTTCGTGTCGAGCTCGGCGTTCTTCAGGCTGGTGTTCGTCGAGAGGTCAGCGTTGTGGCCGGCAACGTTGATGTCCCCGGTCCGGGTCTGGTCGATGAGCCCCCCGAGGCCCGCGCGCGCCGCCTCGATCTCCTTCGCGCGCAGGAGCGCGGCGTCCGCCGACGCGCCCTGATTGAGCCGGCCGATGTTGTTGGCGGCCGTGCGCAGCGACAGGGCGACGTTCCCGCCGCCGCTGGCCTTGGACGCGAGCCCGAGCTGGTTGGCCTCCTGGCGCTGCTCGGCCGCGCGCAGCTGCAGCTCGGCGACGCTCGGCCCCTTGCCTGCGATCACGTCGCCGTACTGGTCCTCCAGGCCCAGGGCGCGCCGCCGCTGTTCCTCCTGGTTCGTCGGGTCGAGTAGCGTGGCCGTCGCGTGCGACGCGGAGAACGGGTCCAACTGCGACGCCTGCGCGGCCTTGATGGCGGCCAGCATGTCGGCCTGCGCCGCGGGGGGGAGCTGCGCCGCGGTCATCGTCGGCGGCTGGCCCGGGTGGGCCGCGTTGTACTCGGCCAGGAACTTGTCGGACATGGCCCGAGACGCGGCGGCGGCGGCCGAGATGGCGTCCGTATTGATTCCGCCGGCCGCGCCGGCACCCGCCCCGCCGGCGGATCCGGCGACGCCGGCGCCGCCCGACCCCGCTAGCCCCCCGAGGCCGTAGTAACCCGCAGCGCCCTTCAGGATGTTCCCGACCGTGTCGTTGGTGAAGATGCTCTCGCTTCCAGAGCCTGGCGTCCCAAAGAGCTTGTCGTTCACCGCCTTGTCGTTGAGCCCGGGCGACCCAAGCGGGTCAAGCTTGTCCATCTGGGTCTTAACGTTGTAGGCCGCGTCCTTCCACGACTGCGGAATGGCGCCCGTGAGCGTCGTCGGCGCCGGTTGCTCAATGGCCGGGTGGACACTTCCGTCCGGCATCCGGAAGAAAACCTTCCGTCCGTCGATCACGGACAGGATCCCAGACGCCACCAGAGCCTTCATCTGTTCTGGGCTATTAAACAGATACGTGCCGTCAGGCTGTAGAGCGTAGGCGTAGTCTTCCGCCGTCACCGCCCGCGGGGCACCGGTCGGATTCGCGCTCGTCCCACCAGAGGTCCTGACCTCAAGCTCATCAGCCATCACCAGGGCCACCGCGATCGGGCGACCGTTTCCGAATATTTGTTCGGTTTATGGGACCGGCATCAGCGGGCCCGGCGTGAAGACTCCCTTGTCGAGACACCCAAGGGTGAACACACCGCCCATGCTCGGTGGCGACCCGCTCCCCGACCATGATTCGAGCGGGGTCATCACGACCAACGCATCAGCTGCCATGATCGTCAGCGACTTCCCTCGCGCCACCGAATAGCCGTAGTAGTAGCCCTTGGTGGTAACGGCACACGTGGAGTCCGTGATCGTGAAGTAGATGCGCTCGGTAGTCGCATCTTCGATGTAGGTGCCCTTCTCCTCACTCAAGTCGTTCCGACCGGATGCCTCGACGCACGCCGCGCCCTGAGTGTAGCTGCCGTCGTCTTTAAGTCCGAGCAGCAGGATGCATGACGATGACAGTGTCGCCCCCCAGCCGCCAACGACCGCCGACGGCGGCGGCGCCACCGTCGCTCCGCCGCTTCCGCTAGGACCTATCGGGCCGCCCTCGCCGCCACACCCGACCAGTAGGACCACCGCCAATAGCAGCCTGCGCATGCCTCGATGGTCTCGCCGGGCGCCCGACGCGCGCAATCGTGAACATTTGTTCACTAACGGCACCCTTGACCGCGTATCGTATCGTCCGTATCATCTGGGCATGAGCACGATACGAATGACCCTGGCCCTGGTGGTGGCTCTATCGGCGTGCGGCATCGACAAGCCGATCGACGTGGCTGATTCGATGCCGCTTCGCAAGCAGCCGGTGACGGTGCTCCTCCAGGGGCTGAACCAGAAGGCGCCTGGGACCGTGGGGGTGCTCGGGCAGCTCGAGGTGGCCGAGAACACCCGGATCCAGAAGGGCACGGCGGCGGGCATCGAGTTGGTCAGGCGCAACGGGCTGGTCGAGGTGGCGGACCTGTCCGGGTCGGCGAACTTCATCAACCCGTACCGGATGCTGAGCCATGCCGGCGGCATCCTGGTGCAGGACGCGGGGACGGGCGTGCAGCGCTTCAACAGCGCGACGCAGACGTTCCTCACGGTGAGCGGCGGCGCCACGGCCGGTTACTTTGGCTTCGGGGCGATCGGTCTCACGCGCACGAACCTGCAGGTCCCCATCAGGCAGGCCGCCGGGACGCAGACGCCGACCCAGGACAGCCGGGACGTCTCGTTCGTCGGGAACCAGGGCCTCTACACCTGGTACGACGATGCGGGAGTCGTCAACTGGATGGTCCGCGACGCGAGCGGCGTCCCCATCGGCGAGGCCACCTTCAACGTCTCCGGCGCCACGAACGTGAAGACGGTCGCGCTCGGTAACAAGTGGTATGTCTTCTGGAAGGAGGCCAACGCCATCAAGGGCGCCTCGATGGATGCGACGACCTACGCGATCACTACCACGACGGTCATCGCCGCGGGCTCCGCGCTCGCCGGCACCGACTACGATGTCCAGGTCGGGTTCGACTCGACCCACATCGCGCTCCTCTACCGGTCGGCCGCCGGCACCTACGTGCGCAGCCTCCTGTCGACCGCTCTGGCGGTGGGGACCACGGTCAGCGACGCCACGGCCGCGAATCAGCCTGACGTGGCGCTCTGCTGGCTGTCTCAGCCGACGTTCGGCACGAGCCTCTACTACGCGACCTTGAACGCCGCCAACGGCCTCAAGATCCAGACGATCGACAGCACGACCCTGGCCATCACGGCGACCGCCACGCAGGCGGCGGCGCCCGTGACCACCGTCAAGAACATGACGGGGGCGTCGGCCTACAACGGCACCGCCACGGCGCCGTACGTGCTCATCGACCGGCAGATCACGGACGGCTCTGGCGTCAACCATCGAGTCATCGATCAGGTCGACGCCACGGCGGGCGTGAGCCCGTGGATGTCGAACGTCTCCCTGGCGAGCCGGATCGCCTTCCTCGGCACCCCGAAGGCATTCGGCTACGTCGCCCTGCTCTACAACTCGAGCCAGGCGGCCGGAACGGTCGTCGCCCAGCAGCCCACACTGTTCATCGCGGCGGTCGAGAAGACCGCGCTTACCGGCCTCCTGCAACAGGTCATCGGCAAGGCGATGCCCGGCAGCGCCGGCGCCCACACGACGTTCGCGCTCACCTCCTTGGCTGCCGACTCGGCCGGCATGCTCCACGGGCTGTTCGGTCATGCCGTGAAGGCCGAGGCGGTTTCGGGCGACGTGGTGCTCAATTACGAGCTCGCAGACATCGCCCTCACCTTCCGACCCACCAACGTCGGATCCCCCCTCTCCTTTGGCGGCGTTGCGCTCTTCCCCGGATCCGAGCTGTTCGAGGTCGACAACACCCCCACGCGCCCCCTTTCGACCTATCCGGTGCACGAGCAGGGCTTCCGAACGAAACCGGAGATCCCCAAGCTGGTCGAGGGCGCGGCCGCGAGCGGTAGCATCGACCCGGGGACGCGCTCCTACGTGGTCCGCTGGAAGTGGGTCGACTCGGCCGGTCAGGACTACGTCTCCGCGATCAGCACGCCCGTCGCCATCACGACGGTCAACGCGAACAGCTCCGTGCAGGTGAGCATCTACGGCCCCGACGCGACCACGGTGCGCAACTTCGTGCAGCTCGAGATCCTGCGCACGCCGAAGGACGGCACCGGCGACATCTACTATCGCGTCACCCCCTCGGTCTACACCGTCGACACGGCCACCCGGGCGGTCGTCACCTTCACCGACACGGCCAGCGAGGCGACGCTGGCGGCTGGCGAGCCGCTCTCCGTGTCCAGCGAAACGGGTACGGTCGAGCTGGAGAACGTCGCGCCGCCCGCGCTGAACGACGTCATCGAGCACGCGGGCCGGGTCTTCGGCATCGACGCCGAGCAGCCCTGGCGGGTGCGCTTCTCGAAGACGTACACACCCGGCACGGCGGTCGGGTTCAACGACGCCTTCATCGCGGAGACGCCCGACAGCACAGGGCCCATCTACAAGCTCATGTCGATGGACGGGCACCTCATCGCCATCAAGAAGGACTCGATCTACGTCTGGGCGGGGGACTTCCCCGACAACACCGGCGCGGGCACGATCCCGTCGTACTCGCTCCTGCCCGTGGCGGTGGGCAGCGAGCAGCCGCGCTCGGTCGTCCTCACCGAGCTGGGCGTGATTTTCTACAGCTCGAAGCGCGGCTTCTGGCTGCTCAACCGATCCCTGGGCGTGAAGTACATCGGCGCCGCGGTGGAGACGACGGCCGCCAATCAGACGGTCTCGGGCGCCACGGTCCACCCGACCTATCCCGAGGTTCGGTTCACGACCGAGGGAGGCACGACGTTCGTGCTGAACACCTGGGCGACCGAGGTTGCCGGCCAGCCCATCTGGACCACCTTCACGGGCCAGGCGTGCGTGCACAGCATCGTCCACCAGGGCGATTGGTACCTGCTCACCAGCACCGGCAAGCTGCTGAAGGAGGATCTGACGCGCTGGCAGGATGGCGTCGCGCTGGCGGGCGGGGCGTTCACCGCCGGCGCCGCCTTCACGCGGCGGGTGAAGGTCTCGGACATCAACTTCGCGGGCGTGAACGGCTTCGCGCGGGTCTACCAGGGCTCGCTCACGGGCGAATGGTACGCGAGCGAGAAGGTCAAGATCACGATCACCGACAACCACCGGCTCACCGACCCGGAGACGGGCCTGCCGGCCAGCGAGCGGCCGTTCACCTTCGACGCGACCGTGAACCCCGATCCCTACGTGCTCGACTTCTTCCCAGCGGTCCAGAAGGTCACGGCGATGGACCTCCAGATCGAAGACACGTCCGACTACCAGACCCAGGGCAGCGCCTGGTCGGCGCTCTCGTTCACGGTGGGCGTGAAGGGCGGCCAGTTCCGGCAGGGCACCTCGCACTCGATGTCCGGCGGCTCCCGCAAGCCGTAGTTACCGAATATTTGTTCGGTATCAGGTCCCGCCGAATTCCCACAAGAACCCGGTGCCCGCCCCTCCCGCGCCGCCCTTGTAGGCAGTGCCGGCGCCGCTGCTGAGCGCTCCCCCGCCGCCAGCGGCAAATCCCACCGCCGCGTTCCCATCGCCGTCTCCGGCGCTGCCCATCCTGAAGCCGCCGCCAGCGCCGTACTCGGATGACGCCCCAGCGCCGCCCCAAAACGTGAAGCCGGTGAACAGGCCAGGGAAGCCCGGCGCGCCTGCGCCGGCCACCGTCGCGTTCGTGGCCGCCGCGGTGGCCGCGGCTGGGACGCCGCTGACCTGGCCGCCAGCGCCGCCCGGGCATGTCATCGTGACCACTCCGTCGGTGAATGTGCTTGCCGCGCCTGCCTGCCCGTTCGCACCGACGCCGCCGGAGGATCCGCCGGCACCGAGCACAAAATTCCATGTCGCGGGGATGCTGGTGGTCACGAGGCGCCCTTTAGCTCCCGAGCCGCCCCCGCCGCCACCGTCCTGGACGCCCGCCACGGCGCCACCGCCCTGTCCGGCGCCTCCCCAGCCGTCGATAATCGCGAGCGTCGTTCCTGGGGTCGAGGCCAGTGATGTCCCGGTCAGTCGCACCGCTCGCAGGAGGCGCCCGGAGACCGCGGCGGCTGCCTGGGCCTCCGTGATGCGGGTGAACGCCTCCTGGATCTTGCGTAGGTTGCGCATGGTCGCCTCGTCGGCGACCTGGATAGGTCGGTAGGCCGTCTGCGGCCTGGCCATCAGGGCACGCAGTCCCAGGGCCACCGGTTGCCGACGTTGTCGACGTCCACGATGGTCTCGGCGGTGCCGCTTTCGAGCGTGGTGAAGTCGATCTCCAGGTCCGACTTCAGCTCTGCCAGCTCCTCGCGGAGCTCGCGCGTGTCGCTCTCCTCCTTCTGCAGGCACTTGATGGCCATGTACGTCTCGATGTACTCGGCGGCCGTCTCGAGCGCGGCATCGAGGGGGTCGCTGAGGTTCGCGAGCGTGGTCGGACCCGCGATGTAGTAGAGCGCGTAGCTGCCCGCGCACGCGGTGTAGGGCTCGATGGCCACCACCGAGCCCTCACGCCGGTAGGCCAGGGAGGCGGTACCCTCTTTCTCGTCGGCGTTGTACTGTCGCAGGGTGCGCCGCAGGCTGGGGTTGCTCGGATCCTTGGCCACGTGCACGAGACGGCGCAGGTTGGCCGGCACAGCGACCGTGTTCTGGCCCAGCCCGCCCACCAGCGTAAAGAGGGACGAGGTCTGGAAGATGCTGGGGGCGTGCACGAGGGCGATCTTGTAGGCCCGCTCGATGCCCCGGTTCGCCCACCGCACGATCGTGGGATCTTCGACGTGCGGATCGTCGGTGATGTCCGCGAGGTCACGCGCGGCCTCGATCAGCTGGGAGAGGTAGATGCTCATCCGATGGGCGCCTCCAGGCGCAGCGGCTCGAACCCGTCGCTTGGGAAGTGGTTCACCTTCCCGGTGGCGGTGGTTTCGCGGAATTCGAGGTCGTAGACGCCCTCGGTGTCCACGTCGCCCGCGCTCGGCTGGTAGCTCACCGTCCCAGCGGTGGGCGTGACGACCGTGACGCCTGAGCCGTTGATCTTGATGGCCCGGGTGGTCCGGTTGCGCATGTAGATCACGACCGTGGAGCCCGTCAGGTCGCGGGCCACGCCGTTGGTGTACAGCGTCGCCGTGATGGGGTACCCGGTGTCTCCGACCTTGCGGGGCCTCATGTGTCGCCTGCGATAGCCATGTCGATCGAGTCGACCGACGCGGCGTTCCCGAGCTGCACATTGGCCACCGCCAGGTCCAGGTCGTCGACCTTCGCGACCAGGGGCGGCTTGACCACCTGGGTGTTGACCGGAATGAACACGGCGGGCATGCCGATCGCCTCCCGCACGTAGTTGATGATCCGCCGCGCGAGGGGAACATGGCGCGTCGGCGGTGGATCGACGACGGGGGCCAGCCGGACGAACGACGGGAGCGGTGCCGCGCTCTCGCCGCGCTGCCGCTGGGGGGGGCGCGCGGGCGGCGAGGCGGTCTCCACCGGAGGCCCGTTGCCGGCGAACGGCGGGAGCGGGAGAGCGGCCGCCTCCGGGCGCGGCCGCGCGGCGGCGCGCTGGGGCGGGGGCGCGTTCTCCTGGAACCAGGGCGAGACGCGGGCGGCAGGGAGCGGATCCGGGTTCACGGGCGCCGCTCGCGGCGCCTGCGGGCGCCGATCATGCTGCCCAGAGGGCGCGAACGACACGGCCGCCGGCGCGGATAGCGGCGGCAGCGGGTTGGCGGACTGCGCCTCCTGTCGCCGCGGTGGCACGATGCGCGGCGGCTCGACGAACACCCACGGACTGCCCTTCGAAGCGGGCATGGGATTGGCAGAGTCGACCCATGCCCGCGCCTGTGGCCGCTTCGGCGGCTCGGGAGACGACTGGAATGCGGTCACGCTGCCGGCGGGGGCCTCGTCGAAGGCAGCGGCCAGCGTGATCCAGCTGTCGGAGATCGGCCCGGTGTAGGTCGCCGCGACGGCAGTCGTCGTCGTGAGCGTCTTGTACTCAATGCGGCACCCGCCGACGTCGGTGTTCCAGTCGACGCGCGTCGACGTGAACCCTGTGCCAGCCGCCGAGTTCTGGTTGTTGCCGTAGTTCTGGCAGGCGCCGACGAGTAGCGCGGGCTGGTTTGCGTTCGTGGTGTTGCCGCTGGTGATGGCGTCGGCGCCCGTCCCCACGCCCGTCTGAAACTGCCCGGCCGGCGTGCCGTCCTGGGAGCCCGACGTCTTGCCGCCGGTGATCTCCAGCAGCTTGATGCCGCGCTGGCTGGCGGAAGCGGTGTACGTGGCCGTCACGGTAACGGCGCCCGCGGCCATGTTCTCGCGGTAGCAGATGGCCAGTGTCAGGGGGGACTGGGTGACCTGCTTGGCGATCACCCACCCGGTCGTGCCGTTGACCGAGTCCGAGATGGACGCCAGCGATGTGGCGTTCACGCCCGTCACCACCGCCACCAGGATGGATCCGGCGCTGAGCGTGATCGAAGAGGCGGCGAACGTCGTGCCGGCCCCTGACATGCCGCCGGTGGCGGGAGTGCAGGTCTCCTGCGCGACGGCGATCGCCATGGGTCACCCCACCGCGGCGAGCATCCGCTGGCGTCGCTCGTAGGCCTCGATGCGCCGCTCGAAGGCGGCGCATCGCCCGGAGAGCTGCTTCGCGCAGCCCACGCACTCACGCGCGAAGCAGCGATGACAGAACCCCACCTCCTGAGCGTTCGGAGGCGGGGTGTAGTGCACGCTGTTGCAGTGGCAGCAGGTGAAGGTCTCGCGGGTCACCGAGCGCCCGTCGGGCCCGGTGACCGTCACGAAACCGCGCGCCTGGTTCACGCTACTGCATCACCTCGGCGTCCACGTTCACCGTGGTGGCGCCGCCCAGCGCGTTCAGCAGCCAGCCGAAGCCGTTGGCTGCCGTCGCCGGCGCCACCAGCTCCGCGCGCTGCTCGTACGCCGCCCACCGCCAGGTGCTGCGCGGATTGACCGCCACGTCCTTGAACGTGGTGTTGGCGGTGTACGTGGGCTCGGCCGAGTGGTTCGAGCCCGCGGTGAACGTCGCGGCCGGATCTCCCGAGTCACCAGGCGCAGGCGTGACAGCCGTCGAGGTTCCGGCGGCGGTGTAGCGCTTGAGCTGAAGCTGGAAGGCCGAGTCCGTGGAGACGGTCCCGATGTTGGAGGCCGTGAAGGCCACGAGCCGCGGGCGAACCGCGGCCGTGGCCGTGACACCGAGCGCGCTCTTGGCGGCGGCAGTCTGCGTTCCGACGACGGTGTAAAGCATCAGGCCGCTCCCTTCTCGGCGATGGTGAAGCCCTTGCCGCCGTGCCCCGGGCACATGTGCCCGGTCGCCAGGTCCACGTCGCGGGCCCCGCGCGCGGTGATGAGCACGAACGTCCACCGCTCGAGCTCGGCCGCGTGCGCGCGCTGCCCGGCCTCGTCGTAAACGGCGCCCTTCGGGCCGTACGAGACCGGAAACTCCTTCAGCTCGTCGATTTCCGAGCTGCATCCTTCGACGATGCACTTCATTCGGGCCCTCCGCTGCAGTGGTCGGCCATGTCCTTGAACGCGGCGTAGATGGCGGCGCCGTCGCCGCTCTTGATCGCGTCCGCCAGGGCGCTCCCCATGGTCGCCCCCTCGTCGGTCTCCTCGCCCTCCTCCATCCCGCCGCCCGACTTCGAGAGTCGGTCCGGCGGGGGGAGGCTGTCGGCGAGGTCCGTCGCCATCTTCTTGCCGGCGAAGCTCACGGGCTCTCCGAGACTTCGATCTGCCAGGAGATGACGGTGCCCGACGCTGGGTTGGCGGCGGCGGGCGTGCCATTCGACGTCACGCACTGGATGGTGAACGTCGAGAACCCCGACGTCCCGGCCGCCGCAGCGGCTGAAATGCCCTGGATGTACGCCTCGTTCCCGTCGGTGCCCGTCGGAACGGTGCCGGCCGTGGGGAACTGCACGTTGGCGTCACCGTCGATGTACCGGCGGTAGGCCTTGTGGATGGTGGCGTCGTAGCGCCCGGCGGCGGCGTTCTTGCTGAAGTTCACCCCCGAGTTACGCGTGTCGGTCTGGGCCGCGATGGCCCCGGCCGCGCCGATGGTGATGGTCCCGCCGAGCGTGATCGTGTTCGGCTGAACACGACCAGGCGGGCGGTACTTTTGCAGCTCTCCCATGGCGGCTCCTTACGCGAGCTTGACGGCTGCCATCGCGGCGCAGTTCTCGCCGCTGAAGCACTCAAAGGCCTCGTAGCGGACCTCGACGCCGGCCGCGGCCGACTGGCGCAAGATCTGGTTGCCGTCCTCGGCGTCGATGTGGGGCGCGTCCCCGATGCTCGGGTGGTGAAGGGCACCCGGGTCGTAGACGTAGGCCTCGCTGTTCGGGCAGTACTGCTCCGAGATGACCGGCAGCTCCACGCCGTCGGCGTAGATGACGATCGTCTTGAAGCCCGTGCCGCCCCGCCCGGTGATCTGGGTGTACTGCTTGTTCTCGATGGAGGCCGACAGCTCGATGAACTTGTCCACCGAGACGCAGCTCACGAGCCGTTCGGCGTGGCCGACGGTCGAGCAGTAGTTGGCCGCCTCCACGAGGGACTGCGCCAGGCTCTTTCCGGTCGTGGTGCCGTCGATGATCCACCCGTAGAGGAACGAGTTGACCGTGCGGTCCTGGCCGAAGAAGTTCTCCGACGCGCTGGGGGCCGTGGTGGGCACCCAGGCGGGCAGGCCCGCAGGGCGCAGGCGCGACGGCGTGCCCGAGTCCTGACGATCACCCTTCGTGAAGATGACGTCGTTGATGGTCAGGCCGGAGATGGCGTTGAGCGCCGTGTCCAGCGTGATGGTGCCGGCGGTGTAGTCGACCTTCGTGATCTTGGCCGACTGCCCGGCGCGCAGGGCGTTGCCGCTGATGCTCGCCGAGAACACCAGGGTCATGCCCTTGACGAACCGGTAGGCCACCGAGCGGTCGACCGAGCCCGTGCGGGGGTTGCCCAGCGTGATGACGAAGCCCGCGCCGATGGCGTTGGTGACCGTCGCCAGCTCGCCGAACCCCGTGGTGAAGAGCGCGACGGACCGGCGGTGCGCCGAGTAGCGCAGCGAGCTGTCCATTTCGTTCTTCAGCTGGGGGATCCAGCCGCCGGCCTTGTTCTTGGTCTTCGCGATGATGTCCTTGCCGACGGAGGGCACCTGGAAGTCGTTGCACCAGGTGACCTTGAACTGCGCGCCGCCAGACATCGCGTTCTGGCCGGTGGTCTGCGCCTCGTTGAAGTCCTGCGAACCCGACGGGTTGTCCCCGTACATGGTCAGGAAGCTGTAATCGTCGCCGGATCCGCCGGTGTCGTGCTTGATGATGTTGAGGGAGCGGCTCTCGACCTTGGAGACCGTGTTCACGGTCATCTTGGGCGAGTAGTACCGCTTGATGAAGTTCGATGCGGTGGTGGTATTTGCGCCAGACGGCATGGGCGTGTCCTTTCAGTGCATCAGCCGGTCGCGAGACGAAGGGCCCAGGCCACCCGCTCCTGCGGGTCCTGCGGTCCGTCGTCATCTGCGGCGGGCACCTGGCCCACGGCGACGCTGGAGAGGGTGGTGTTCGATCGCTTCGGGGGCGGATTCCCGTTACGCGCCTGCGGGGGTTTTTCGGCTTCCCGCGCGCCGAACTTTTTCGACTTCGAGAGACGCTCGGTGAGCGCCTTCTCGACGATCTCTGCCGCGTCGATGGTCGGCAGGACGTGGCCGTGCTTGGCGTGGTACCGCACGATCAGCTGGTAGACGGCGTCGTGCTCGCCCAGGCTGTTCACCAGGTCGAACTTCTCGCCCGCCTTGGTGACCTCCTCGGCCACGAGCCGCTGATGTCGCTCGACCATCTGCCGGTCGGCGTCGGCCTTGGCGCGCTCGTCGCGCTCCTTCATCTCGCGTTCGAGCTTCGCCACGCGCTGCTCGGCGGGGCTCTGCACGGTGCCGGCAGCGGCGTCGAGCAGCTTGTTGACCAGCTCCTCGCCACCCGCCTCGACCAGCAGGCCGTAGGGATCTTCGTGGAGCCGGCGGCGGACGTCGTCGAAGGCCTTCGCCTTGACGGTCACGCCCTCCAGCTCCTTCTCGCGCGCGGCGACCTTGGCCTCGCGCTCCTTGACCTTGTTCCGCTCGCGGGCGATGGCCGCGAATAGCTTCGAAGGCTGCTGCTCCTCCTTCGGCTTTTCCTCGTCCTTCTTCTCGGGCTCCTTCGCCTCGGGCTCTTTCTTCTCGGCGTCGTCGGCCGTCGCCTCGGTCTCCTTGGGCGCAGCTTCGCCCTCCCCCGCCTCGTCGCCTTCGGGCGACCACTCCTTAGCGGCTTCGGCAAGCGCGGTCTCGTACGAGACGAGCCCTTCACCGTCCCCGCCGCCTTCGGCAGCGGGCGCCCCGGCGTCGCCGGGCACGGGAGCGTCGCCGATGTCACTCATTCGGCACGGGCTCCATGTCGCCGATCACGTCGGGGTCGTCGACCTTGACGGGGTCCACCTGGACGCCACGCGCGCGCAGCTGGTCCAGCTTCTCGGCGGACGGCACGAGGACGCCCCGGCGACAGAGGTCGCCGATCTGGTCGTCGTCGAGCAGGCCCAGGTTGAACAGGCGCTCGGCGTCGTGCGGGTGGGTGTTGTGGCCGATGGTGTACCGCTGGCGGTACTTCGGCGCGGGCTTGGCGGGCGCGGCGGCCTTGGCGGCGGGCTTGGCGGCTTCGGTTCCCATGCCCCAGCCACGGCGATCGATCGGCTGGACTTACCGAACAAATATTCGGTTACGGGGGCGGCAAAGCTGGCGCCGCAGGCGGGGCGCTGCCGCCGCCTTGGTCAGTGCCAGGAGGCGTTCCCGGGATGACCGGCGGCGCGCCTGGGGCGACGGCCACGGCTCCCGTCCCAGGCGCTGGCGCGGGAGGCTGCGCGGGTGTGAGCTGCTGCTGCAGGGCCGCGACGTCGTCCATGAACCGGTAGAGCAGGTCCAGGTTCTTCTCGGGGGCCTTCTGGTTGCGGCCCATGGCGGCGTAGGTGGCGGCGGTCTTCAGGCAGATGGTCAGGTCCATCGTTGGATCGGGCGTGGTGTACTTGCCGTCGGTCAGCATCTCGTCGCAGATGCGCTCGGCGTCCTCCTCCAGGGCCCGTTCGGCGCTCATATTGGCGTCGGGGTCTAGGTCATCGAGCGCGGCCTCGGCGCGCTTGGCGCTCCAGATGCCTCGGTCGACCAGGTCTCCGATCTTGTCGATCTTGCCTTGGGGCGTGGTGGGCAGGAGGCTCACCGGGTAGGGCTGGATGACGTACTCGTCCTCCTCGAGGTCGATGTCCTTCCAGCTGATGGTCTCCAGGAACTTGGTGCCGGGCGCCGCCACCACCGCCGCGCGGTCGTCATCGTAGATTTCGCGCGCCAGGTCGGTCAGACGGCGGGCGATGTCCATGTGGAGCTGCTCCCAGCGCTGGGAGAGCACGGCGAAGCGGGCCGTCTGGATGTCCAGGGACTCGCGGATGGCGACCGCGGCGGTCAGGCCAGCCTCTTTCTGGCCGGCGGCGATCTGGGCGTTCACGCCGTAGAGCGAGAAGGCCTTCTCCATGTGCCGTTCGAGGTGTTCGTAGACCTCGGCCGAGAGCGCGGGGGGCGTGGAGAAGATGGCGCCCTGGGTGCCGGCGAAGCGGTAGTGGGCACCGATGGCGTTGGAGACGGTCCCGAGCTTGGCGGACATCGGGATGCCGATGCGCGGGACGCAGGCCAGGTGCTGGGCCTTCGCGATCTTGTCCAGGAGCGTGTTGATTTGCATCTGGATGGCGAGCAGGACGCTCGCCGCGCACACGCCGTAGGGGCCCGCAATGGCCGGGTCCATCGGGAACAGGATGATCGGGAAGTAGTCGCGCTCGTAGGGCTCGGAGACGAGCTGGATGCCCTCGACGGCGATGACGTGCCAGCCGTCCTTGGCCTCGTCCGAGCTGCGCAGGTGCCACGCCTCGAAGACCTCGACGAGGTTCGTCTGCTGCCCGTCCATGACGGGGCTGGACGTCGACACGGTGGCCAGCGCTTGGTCGCGCTCCTCGCGCGACTTGAAGGCGTCCTCGACGCCCTTGCCGCTCGCGAGGCGGCCGTACTTGGCCAGCAGGACGCCGCGGTCCACGTAGCGGCGCCGGTACATGCTCCGGGGCTCGCCGTAGATGCCGTCGTTGGCATCCACCATGACCTCGCAGGCGAGGACGCGGCTCACCTTCGGGACGTTGCCGTCGCGGGCCACCTCGATGGCCCCCACGTCGAACACGCCGGCGTCGATGAAGACCTGTTGGGTCTTTTCGTACACCCGGCAGTGGTGGAACAGGCCGTCGTTTAGCTGCGTGAGCTTCTTTGCCTTGCGCTTCTGCTTGTAGTCGCCGCCGCTGGTCACGAACCGCGCGCGCGGGCGCGAGCGCGAGACCTGGGAGCCGACGGTCTGCACGACCGAGCGGACGACGTTCCAGGTCACCTCGCCTGATCCAATGGCCGTGAGCTCGCCGCGTGCCGCGGTCGCCTGGCCGCCGTACTGGTAGAGGCTCGTGAGCGGGCGGCCCTCGTACATCGAGCCGTAGAGGAGGTTCAGGTCCTGGCGCAGTTCCTCGGTGGGGCTCGTGCTGATGGCCCTGGCCGTGGCAATCATGGCCGCGCCCTGGGTGACGCCTGGCCCGCTCTCGAACCTCCCCTTGGGGTCAGGCCACCATGGCTGGGGGGCGACCGCTCCGGGCGTGCTGTTGCCCGAGAAGTCGAAGTTCACGCCGGCACCTTGCCGTTCCGCATGCCGGCCTTCCGGTAGATCTCACGGATGCGGTCCCGCGGGTCGACCACGCCCGCGGGCAGTTCCAACGACTCGTCCCGGTCGTCCTTCGTGCCCTCCTCGGGGGCGACGAGCACCTCACCGAGCGTCAGGCGCACCTCGCCTTCGGCGATGTGCACGGACGTGACGCGCGGGTGGCGGTCGAGGACGTCTAGAATGGCCTCCAGCTCGGGTGGCTTCACGTGGAAGCCACGGCGATCGCCGACTATCCGAATATTTGTTCGCTAATTCGGCCCCGCGTCCGACAGGTCGACCAGCTTCCAACAGGGGACGTTTCCTTGCGCGTGCGTGATGTTGCCGTGGGGCGCGGGCAGGCGCCTGGCGATGGGGTGCGGCACGAGCAGGTAGCCGTTGACCGCGTGGATCTGGTCCACCTTGCAGTCGGGCTCGTACACCACGATGGTCGGCTCCGTCTGGTCGTGCGCCACGAAGGTGAACACCTCGTCCTTCGTGAACAGCCGCTTGATGGCCTCGGGCAGCTTCATGGCAGGCCGCTCACATCCAGCTCGCCGCCCTCGGGCCGCCAGTCCGCGTTAGCCGGGTCCTCGTGCCACGCCTTCCATTCGGCGCGCCGCTCGTTCAGCCACGCCACCTGGTCGGGCGACAGGTCACGGTCGCGGATGGGGGCGCCGATGCCGCGGGCCTTCAGGCCCTCGTCACCGCCGTAGGCGCGGTCACGGGCCTTGTCCAGCTCCTGCTCGCGGCGCTCCTCCATCTGCCGGATGCGGGCGGCAATCTCGGGCGTGGGCTCGGGAATCTCGATGGGCTTGGGCGGTCCCTTCGCCCGCTCGTCCAGCAGGGCCAGGAGCGGCGACTGGTACGTGGGCGGCTCGGCCTCGCGCACCTCGTTTCCGAATATTTGTTCACTATCGAGCTTCACGTCCATGGTTCGTCCTCCTGGAAAATGCTGCGTTCGTCGTCCTCTTCCAACCGTCGTCCCGCCTTCATGGCCGTCACGCGGCGCTGGCGCAGCTCGGCCGCCTCCCGCTTCTGCAGCTCGATGGGCTTGGGCGGGGCTGGCGGCGTGTACGTGTTCCAGTAGCCCTGGAGGCCGTAGCGCCCTGCCTCACTTGGGTCCGGGTGCCATTGGCTCGCCCACTTCCAGGAGCCCTTGGCGCGCGCGTCGGTGTCGAAGCGGGCGCGCTGGTAGTCCTCCTCGAGCGCGGAGCCGATGATGACCTTGAGCGTGCCTTTCGAGAGCAGGTCGTTCACGCGGCGGACCTGGCCGGGGAAGTCGGTCTTCTGGGCGGCACGCACGAGCGGGATGCCGTAGTCGGTCCCGAACGTGTCGATCTCCATTGAGCCCGAGCCCGGGTCCCAGAAGATGAGCCCCGTGGGGTAGTGCTGCACCATCACGGAGAGAGCCTCGGCGATGGCAGACAGCGGCGTGTGGGCGTCCCTGGGCGTGACCCACTCGGCCACCTGCTGAATCTCCGTGGTGTGGTCGCCCCAGCCCCACACGACGATGCTGGTCCGGTCCCCGCCGCCCGGGTCGATGCCGATCGTGAACTCGTCGATGCCCTCGTGCGGCTCGGCCGCCTTGGCCACGCCCACGCCCCATTCCACCTCGCTCACCCACTCGGGCTGGTCCGCCTCGTAGCCGTTGCGCTCGCGGCTGTAGCGGTAGGCCGTGGCCGCCATGTCCCACACGCGCTGCATGTACCAGTCACGTTGGATCTGGGGGTCCTTCTCGGTCAGCCCGTGGTCGTCCATGTACTTCCGAAGCTGGGCCATTGCCTCGGGGGTGTGCACGTTGGCAGCTCGCCCCCATTCGTGGTGGCGCCAGCCCTTGCACGTGCACGCCTCGCCGTTCAGCGATGCCGGGTGGGCCAGCTCGTAGAAGTAGCCGGCTGGCACGTCCGGCAGCACGCCAGACAGGATGACCCGCGACTTCGGTCCCAGCATCGGGGGCAGGAGCGTATTTAGGATGTAGCGCAGGACCCCATCCGGCTGGTCCTGGCACTCGTCGATGATGACGATGCCGTAGTTCCGCAGGCTGTTGCCCAGGAACTTCTTCACGTTGCTGAGGTCGTCGGTACCCCCGAACATGACCCGGCTGCCGTTCGGCCAGGTCGTCACCATCGAGGTCTCATTGTGCCAGTCCTGGGGGATTTCGTGCATATCGCAGAGCCCCTGCTTCCAGATGGGCACCCAGTTCGAGACCTTCACACCCGTCCCCTTCAGCCCCAGGAACAGGCCAACGCTCTGCGGGTGCTCGTCCGCGTTGCACCCCAGGGTGAAGTCGTCGCCCCATGACTTTCCCGACTGGCGCGCGCACATGACGTGGGTGAACGGAGCCTTCTCGGTCACGAACGCCAGCTGTGGCCCGTGGTCGCCGGCGAACGCCGCCGGATCCCACCGGACGCGCGACCGCTCGGCCTCCTTGGCGGTGATGAGCGCCGCCAGCACTTCGGCCGAGGTCACTGCCCGGTGGACCCCAGGGCTTCCGCGAGCTCCGGATCATGGCGGATGATCTCCAGCAGCTCGGCCACGCTCTTGCCTGCCAGCTTCCCCGCCCCGCCTTTGCCAGGGTTGCGGTCCCGCCGCACGGCTGAGAGCGCGCGCAGGTAGCCGGCGAGCGCCATGGCGTGGCGCGCTGGAAGCGGCCCCTTACCTCGCACCTGCCTGATGCGGTCCAGCTGGTCGCCGACGATGGCCAGGCCAACGTTCAGGAGAGCGTCAGGGTCCGCGCCAGCGCCAGCGCCAGCTTCTCCAGGACGCGTGGCTCGCACCTTCGAATCAGCTGGCGAATCTTTCGCCTGTCGCATCTATCCCCCTTGGTCATTTGGTTACTTTGGGTCATTCGCGCTTGGCACTCGTGGAGCACCTTCGAAGCACGGTGCCAGCTCACGTCCAGCGCGGCGGTGATCTCCCGGAGGCCCGAGCCGTCCACGTGCATCTCCCAGATGCGCCGGTCGGCGGCCGTTGGCCAGCGGCGTGCCCACAGCAGGTCACGGGCGGCCTGCTGGTAGGCGGCTCCGTCCGTCAGGTGGTTGGCGAGGCGCCGGTGCCCGTCGGCCGTCTCGTACTTCGCGTGGGGCTTGCCTGCGTTGGAGAGCGGGCCGTCTCGTTCCGCCCCCTCCAGGTCGTGGAAGCCGGTCTCTCGGAGCTTGGCCGCCCATTCGCGCTCGAGCTTGGTCATTTCGCGACGACCCCTTTCCAGCTGCGCACGTTGTCGGTGTTCACGGACCGCCAGCCGATGGCTTCGAGGGCCTGTGTCAGGTCCCGGCGGAAGTAGGGCGAGTTCTCCCGGTCAAGCACGCGGGCGACATATTCCGCGACCAGGCTGCAGCGCACGCGCTGGCGTAGGTCTCCCACGCGCTCGTAGGCCTGCTGCGCTGCCTTGCTCATCCGCCGCAGGTAGACCAGCCGCCCAACGACGTCATTAAGCAAAGTAGGGAGAGCCGCCTGGTTCATTTGCCTAATTCCGCCCGTAGCAGGATTGGTTGTAGGCTGCAAGCTTCACGGAGATAGCGAATATTTGTTCGGTAAGTCCAGGCCCTGGGCAGACCCCGAGTTCCCTTCTGGAAATCGAAGGTCAGACTGCTTTTTCGGTGCGGAGGTCGGCGGGAGCGCATCCAGAGTTGCCTTCTCTCAGCTCGGAACAGCCCGCCTTCTGACCCGGACCCGCCGCCTGGCAGATAACCGGTTCATCTTGCTGGCTCCGAGAGGGGCGCCAGGCTGTCGTCGTACCAGCCCAGCCTCGGATGCTCACGTGCTACTTCGGCACGGGTCCCCGTCGGCTAGGCGGCGTTGTCTTGCCGCACCTATGTCTAGGGCGAGCGCGGTACTTGCCGCGCTTCTCTTGCTGGTCGAACTTCTCGCGCCGGGGTGCCTCCCCGTCCTGGCTGAACGCGCAGGTCCGGCAGCGAATCACCTGGCCCGATGCTGCGACCACATGGCCACACGTCAGGCCGTTCGTCAGCTGCTTTCCGCAGCCCTTCAAAACGGAGCCAGCCTCGCCCGCGTCGCCGCGATGGCGTCCTCGACCCAGCGGGCCTTGACGACCTTGGTCAGCATCCCGAAGAACCCGCCGGCGTTGTGCCACTCCTGGTGGTGCTGGGCGCACAGCGGGATCGCGGTGTCGTCGGCGGCCTTGCGGCCCATCCCCGGGCGCGGGCCAGCGTGGTGGGCGTGGACGCGCCCGCTGCAGGCGCGCGTGGCCGCCAGCACGCACGGCAGCCGGCGCACGTTCGCGAGGTAAAGCTGGCCGTCGGTCACAGCCCCGCCCTCACGCGCGCCAGGAACTCGCGCCGGTTGCGCTTGCCGGCGATGGCGCGATCGAGGCGGTCTCTGCATTCAACGCAGGTGATGCCGCCGCGGGCACGCGAGAAGCGAAGGTTCGCGCCGCGCTGGCTGCACATCGAGACCTCCATGTCCGGCACGTTCCTGTAGTGCTTGGGGCCCGCCACGGGCTTCATCGGCCGGTCACCCACAGGGCGAACGAGTAGATCAGCACGAACGCGAACGTCACCGCGATCGCTGCTCCGGTCTCCCTGTCGTCTCGGCGTCTCATCGTGCACCTCCAAGTACGGCCGCCACGACCGCGCGCGGACCGCACAGCCGCGCCAGGTCGTTGAAGTCGGTATCCTTCTGCCCGCGGTTCGCCGGCCACGGGCCCGGCAGGCGCAGCTCGCCGCCCACCGCGCGCGCGGCCCGCGCCGCCATCGCCCATCCCGGGTTCCCGTCGGTCTTCCAGTCGTCGTCTCCGCACACCGTGATGTGCGCGCGGGGCATGGTCTTCCGAAGCGCGATCGCGACCGGACCCAGGTTGCCGGCGTCGAAGGCGACCAGGCAGGGCATGCCGGTGGCCTCGGTCAGGCTGCACGCCGTGGCGAACCCCTCGGCGATGAGCACGTGCACGCCGGGAAGGCCCACCAGGCACGAGGCGCCCCGCTTCTGGCCGCCGCGCAGGAACCGCTTCATGCCGTCGGCGCCGATGAACTGCAGCGTCTGGAGCTCGCCGGCCGTGTCGTAGGCGGGGACCACCAGCATGCCGTGCCGGCCGAGCCGCGCGCCGTGCGCGGAGCGCAGGCCCTTGCGTTCGAGGTACGGGTGCCGGTCCGCGCCGATGTTGGTGCATGCCTCCCAGATGCCGAGCGCCCGCAGGCGTGCGGCCGCGGCATCGCCCGCCTTGGCCTTCTCTCGCTCGAGCTGGCGCGCGCGAACGATGGCCGGATCGATGGTCTGGCGCGGGCCGTCCGGGACCCACTTTTGCCAGCCGCCGCCGTCGGCGTAGTGGCAGATCTTGCCGTTTACTGGCGTGTCGAGGTGGAGCAGGTAGCCCCCGTCCTGGCCGCGTGGCTTCTCGGTGGTCGGGCAGCGCGCCGGGCGCCCGATCACGAGCACCCTGGGCGG